CAGACTCTTTTGTGGCAACCTTCCGCCAACGATTTAGTTCTGTGCGTATGCCCTCGTCAATGGCGGCTTGTGGCAATTCGGGTATATCCTTTGCCGCATCTGACAATTGATTGACTGGCGCATCAGATTCCGACATCGCCGCATTGGGTGAAGGGAGGCGTCTTGGTGATTTCGGATCGTTCCCCCCCTTGCCCCCCGGCGCAGTTCCCACAACAGAAAGTCCTTTTAGCGCAGAAACATAGGCAGGATCAGTCGCTAGTGGAACTGGCAAATTTCCAATCTCGTCATCCTCATACGGGGGTAACATCAAGTCCTGCCGCGCCTCATTGAACTTCTTGACTCGCCAGTAGACATTCCTCTCTTGCACGTTCAATGCACGGTCTTGTGTTCGGATGTCATCGAACTCATAAACCAAATCCTCGCCATAGAATCTGTGAAGTGCCTGTACGGAGATTTGTCCAGCAACGAGTCTGTGAGTCGGGTGGATAATGGTGTCTTGGAACATGCGGTATCTCTGCCTAAGTTCCGACTCTGTCTGCTTGCCATGTAATTCGTATCCTAGGAACACCACATCAATCTCGTCGCGGGTGAACTCTCTCTGCCCAATCAACTCCATTTCTTTTTGGGTGAGTCCAAGTGTGGTTGCCTTGACATCACCCGCCCGCGTGATAATTACCTTCTGTTCCTCCTCGAAGTCGTGGCGAATCTGTGCGCTTAGGGATATGAAATCCCGTTCCCCCGTTTCTTCTGGTAGCGATATGATGCTTCTCGGCATACCTCTACCAGAGACATATGTATCTCTCTGAAACTTTCCTGTTCCGATTTCGGTTTCCATTGCCAACAATGCGGCATTGAGGGGGACTTCGCCATCCAATAGAGTGAATGGATTGGGAAACTGAAAATGCACAACATATTCTGGGAGAATAATCTTGCTTTGTCCTGACAGCGTGGTGTATTGGTATCCACGAAGCATCTTCTCCTTGTCTGGAATGGGCTTGACTCTATCTGCCGGAATGGGCCAGATTTCAACAATCTCTTTCGCATTCCCCGCCGCTGGTGCTAAGAACCAATAGGCATTACCCTTCAATTGCATCCACTTGATAGTGTAAATCCACAGGAACGACAAATCCATCTTGTCGTTTGGCTTACGCAAAAGCAATTCAAATGGATGGTTCTTTATACTGTTGAGTTGTTCACCTTCTATTCGTTTGACTTCGCCATTTGCAGAGGAGAATGTATTGGCAAAGAGTCTGATGTCCGAGTATATCCAACTGACAGTAACCGCAATTCTGCGCTTTTGGTCATCTGCCAATTTGGTAAACGGGTCGCCGTCTGATACGTTTGACAGGAACATTGATACAAGTTGCCTGTCCTGTGTATCTAGTTGCTGAGTCTTCCATGTGTTTGCAGCGAAAGCCGCCCGCTGGATACCCCACTGCACTAATCCATCTATCAACCCAAGTTTTTTAGCCATTCCTCGTTGCCCCTTTGCTATTCCTCATAGCCTATCGGGTATTTGTACAAATTTGACTAATCCAGTGTCTTTCTAGGGAAGTCCATAGTCTTTCTTGTATTTCTCATTCTTTCTCATACATTCATCGCAGACAACATTCTCATTGTCCGACTCTCTTACAACCCCCATATTCCAACCATGCGATAGAACCCAGAAGTACCCATGCTTGATTCCAGTCCGTGTACTGTTTCGTGGCATCTGTCGCACACCACGGAAACACTTTTCAGTTTGTGGTGGTTGCCATAGTCTCTAAAGCCATCTGGGATATTGCTTTTGTGGCTCATACAAACTCCAGCATGGCAATCCGACTACTGCGGATTGACGGGATCAAATAGCGAGTTGTGTCTGCATAATGGAAGGCGTTTTTGTTGTAAATCTCGTCTGTGGGATTGCCGGAATTGTCGTACTTGCGCCGATACAACAGCATATCGTTTTGGATTCCGGGCAAATCGTCAAAGAAGAACAAGTTGTTCTGTTTGATGTGTGAGTAGACAATGTTGATTCCCAACCAGACATCTGCAATCTTTGGCAGTTTCACGGATAGTCCGCCGTCTCTAAATTCTTGTCGCCATTGACCCTCTGCCTTTGCGCCTCCCCAACACAGAGGAAGCATGTTTTCAGATTCCACCATTGCCTCAACGTGCTCTTTCGCGCTTCTTCCGCCCGCCTTGTATTCCCGATAGCAATACAGTTTTCTACTCCTTGGATCTTCTGCCCAGAATGTCGCCACAGTGTTGACAGCGCCAAAGTCCAATCCCATGTATCTCTGCCATGTGGCGTCTATCTCAAATCTTGGAATGAAATGTAAATCCTCATTGAGGCAGTCGTAGATCATGTGGCGAGGCCGACTGATTCTGCCTCGGTAGAACATATTGAACAAGTCATCTGGGAGTTTTTCTTTGGCGTCGTTCCACTCCTCAATTGAGAATTCTGGATTGACAATTGAATCGTACTGAATTAGCGTGCAATCCTCTTTCTCGCTTTCTGTAATGTCTATCTCCGCCCCATTAGGCATTGACTCTGTTCTAGTAATGCCGGTTTTGATTACGGGGTCTATCAGTTCACTTTTCAGCCAGCCCAAATTATAAAGTGTCGTGGAAATTAGTTTCCTGCCGCGATTGAGGGCCAACCGACGATTGATAGCGCGATATGCCTCTAGTGGGAATTCATCCTGTCCCGCCTCATCCAAACATGCCGCTTTTGCAGTTGCGCTTTCAAGACCTCCCAGAGATTGGGCAGACCTCAGAATGATACGTCCCCACATTGTATCTGTGGACTTCTCTGCCCAATACTCGCCAGTCTTTGGGTCTTTCAGTTCTATTATTTTGTCGCCCGCCCAAAACCTGCCCCATCCAAGAATATCCTCAAAGACCTTGAGAACTTCCGGCAAGAACTTCAACTTGAATAGGTCAAACGATGAGGTTACAGCAATATAGTCGCCAGTACCTTTTAGTTGTATTTCGCGCTTAAGCCACCACGGTAGCCACGAGGTCTTCCCAGATTGACTCCCGGCTGAGAGTACAATGGTTCGTCGCGTACTATCATATCCAACCGATTGAGCAAGATGAAATGGTACGGGCTTTCCGTCTTTACCAATGATGTGTCTATCGGGCCAGTCTACTTGCTTGATTTTAGACTTGGCACGGGCTTGTTCTAACCTATCCAGTATTGCTCTGTTCTGTAGTTGCTCCAACATCGGTTGGGGTAAGTTCCTTGAATTCCCCCTCTATGAGTTCTTCTTGTGGTGCTTCTATCATCTTCGCCACTTCGGAGTAAAGTTCTTTTGGCAATGCCTCTTCTAGTGCCTCTTGTGTAATCTCGCCACGCCGAAGCATTCCGAGGGCAACCACTCTCCAGTCTTTGTCGTAATTGTGAATCTCCTTGCGCTCACTCCACCTGTCTGGGAAACGACGCGCAAGGAACTTGAGTCCTATCTCCGCGTCATCCATTGATTTGGCGCGGATGTTTTCAACTATCTCAACTTCACAGGCAGCCTCCGCCTCCCGAATTTGGTCAATGAATGCAATGAGTTCGGGGGGCGGAGGTTCTGGATTGAGTCTATCCTTGTATTCTGCCCACTTCACCCATTTTGCATAGGTGGAGGGATGAATACCAACCGCACGGCAAGCCACTCTGATGTGGTTGCCGTTGCGGATGAATTCCAGCAGAGTAGATTGTGTTTTTGGGTCTGCCCAGAGAGGTTCAATCACTCAATTACTTGAATAGCCCAAAACGCTTGCCCAATCCATGCACACCAGATGTGCCTAGCCACGCCAGAATTGCCGCATAGATAGCCGCCAGCAATGCATCATTGGTCGGAATGTCGCCAAGCAATCTGGCAATGTAGAGTCCTAAAATTGTGGTCGCTAGAACCACAGTCTTTTGACTCACAAGAAGATTCTTGAGCCATTCCAAGAGAAGTTTTAGATAATCAGACATTTGTTTTCTCCATTCTAGTGAATTGTTGTTATGTCCAGTTATTCTATTCGCTTTTTATGAAAAGTCAAGGGATGAATCTGATACTTGACAACACCACGAAAATGCTGTATATAGATAAAGTGTCTGTTGTGGCGGTAGATGTGTCAGCGTACTTGCAACGCCACAACTCCTCCTCTCTGGGCGACTCTGAATGAGTCGCCCGCTTTATTGTCTAGTACCGTTTTCCTATTGCGCCGTGTACAAATTTGTATAAAATAATAGTCGCTGGCTTGGCTTGAAAGAGTCTTTGCCGGTGTGTCTGTGAGAGAACGCGAGGAGAGTCCGTCTACATAAGACGTAAGTAGCAGGCGGTGGAACCGTAGCGAAATGTGAGGCTTGCTCGTTGGCCGGAGTAATGCGCCCTGAAAGGCGTCAAAACGGCGTCGGCATCGCAAGACTCAGTGACTCGGCTCTGAATGTGGTCACGCTAGAAATAGATGTTTCCACCACAGACAAAATTGTAATGGGCGAGTACAAAGGCGTGGAGCCTGTGTGTCAGGGCGCGAAAACCACTCATCCATTGCAACAAAATTGAAGTCATACGGGAAGTGGATTGTCTGTTGGACTGTACAGATTGGCAAAATTGAATGAGCCAGCAGTATCCTGGGCAGAAGTACAGACATGCAATTCTGCGATACCCGTCAACCCCATGTTGTGTGAGGCTGGACTATGGAGTTTTCTGAGCATGGCAGAAGACTCCACCATATATAAGAGAGGATAATCAGAATGGCAGCAGGACTCCAAATCTCAGTAGACCAAAGCCTCGTTGAGCCAATTGTTCGGGCAGAAATTGAATCTGCTATTGTCTCGCAACTCAACAATGTCCCAGACCTCGTATCCAAACTTGTGCAAGCGGCAATGGCCGACAAGGTAGACGAACGGGGAAATAAGGGAAGATATGACAGCGATAATAAGTATTTGTTCATTGATGTGCTTTGTCGTAATGCAATCCAGTCTGCCGCAAAAGAGGCGATGACAAAGTATATTGCCGAACACTCCACAGAACTCCAAGACGAAATCCGAAAGCAGATTGAAAAACAGAAGTCAGGACTTGCAAAAGTCTTTGTAGAATCTCTTGTTGGCTCAATCAAGACGGCTTGGCGATTTAGCGTTGAT